TTACAGATTCATTATCATTAACACCTGGAAAGATCACAGCTGATAACCAAATCGCTGCTGTTCTTCACAGAGGTCGTGCATTTAGCTCAAGAGACTTGGCTGCATTAGCAGTTGGTGGCGGCCCAGATCCAATGGCTGCTATCGCTCAAAAGATGGCTGCTTATGTTAACAACCAAAAGCAAAAAGATTTATTCTCCTGTTTAACTGGTGCATTTGGTTCTATCAACGCAAACGATAGCAACTCTGCATTATTTGCTTTAACAATTGATTCAGAATCAGGTGACACTCCAACAACATTAAGTCCAAGACACGTTGCAAAGGCACAGTCTTTACTTGGTGATCAGGGATCAAAACTCACAGCCATCGCAATGCACTCAAAAGTCTACTACGACTTAGTTGAGAGAAATGCAATTGATCGCATTTATGACAACACTGGCGCACCTGATACAGGAGCAACAGCTGGTAGCACAGCAGGGGCTTTCCCAGGAACAACATCTATTCCTACATTTATGGGATTAAGAGTTATTGTTTCTGATGATGTTCCAACAACAGGATCTGGTTCTTCTACTGAATATTCAACATTCTTCTTTACACAGGGAGCAGTTGTTACAGGTGAGCAGGCACCAATCAGAACACAAACAGATAGAGATATCCTTGCTTTAGAAGAAGCAATGGCTGTTGACCTTCATTACATCTACCATCCAGTAGGTTTGAAGTATGCAGTATCTACTGTTAACCCAACTCGTACCGTATTAGAGACAGTTGCCTCTTGGTCGAAAGTGTATGAGACAAAGAACATCGGAATTGTCCGTGCTACTAACGTAAGTAACCAAGATTAATCATGGCTTCTATTTTTGAAATTGGTGCTGGTAGTTTAATCGGCCCAACAGACGGTGGTACTGTAACTCAGGCTACTAACAAATCAACAGGTGTAACTCTTAACACTGAGAGTGGACAGATAACAATGAATAACGCTGCATTAGCTGATGCCGCTGAAGTATCTTTCACAGTTACTAACAGCAAAGTCGCAGCAACAGATGTTGTCGTTGCTTGTCATGGTTCTGCTGGAACTGCTGGTGCTTACATCGTAAGTGCCAACGGTATCGCTGCTGGATCATTCAAGATCACAGTTTCTAACGTATCAGGTGGATCTTTAAGTGAAGCTATCGTTATTAACTATGTTGCTCTAAAGGGAGCATCTAGCTAAATGGGAATGTACGCTTTTAGGCGTATGAGAGCGAGGAATGAGGCTGCTCAAAAGGCAGCTTCATTGACTCCAACTCTTGAAAAGCCAAAACCAAAACCAAAGCCCAAGAAGGTAAAACTAAATGGCGATAACTCTTGATGCAACTGTTGGTGGTGCTAACGCAAACACCTATATAACACTTGATGATGCAAACTCATTTATTGAAGGTTTAGTCCTCAGTGATGATGCTGCTGCATGGGATGGGTCAAGCAACGATAATAAAAATCGTGCATTGTTTACGGCTGCACAAAGAATTGATCGTGAAAAGTTTTTGGGAGCAAGGGTAGACGATACCCAAGCACTTGAATGGCCAAGATCAGGAGTTCGCAAACCTGATACATACACAAATTTGTATGGCTTATCTTTTCCAAACAGATTAGTTGCTGATTATTACACCGATACTGAAATCCCAGATCGTGTAAAAAATGCACAGGTTATTTTGGCGGTATATCTCAACAACAATAGGAACGGGTTGGAGTTGAGTGGTCTGGAAGATTTTGCAACAGTAAGTATTGGTAATATAAATGCAACCCCTAGATTCTATGGGGCAGTTGGTATTGATCGAATCCCACCTATAGTTGATCATTACCTGATGGGTATTAGAATAGGTGGAAGAGCAAACTTATCAATCAAGAGGTCTTAAAAATGGGCTACGGTTACCAATATCCAGCAGGGATAATCATTACAGATACAAATGCCCATACTGGCAGATTCGGTAAAGTGCATTGTCTGACAGATGCTGAAGCTACTTTTGTCGCTGAGAACTTAACAGAAAATGGTTCTTCAACTATCAATGGCATCACAATGAAGGCATCATCTGAAGTTGAAGGTGTAATCACAAGTATCACTCTTGCAAGTGGTCAGGTCATAGCTTATTCATTATGAGTCTTGCCAACGCACTGAAAAAGGCAGCATCAAAGACTCTAAGCAAACTTGGAGGTGATGTGACCATCAGACAGGTAACGGCTGGCAGTTATAACACAACCACTGGAGCTATTACAGAGTCCACATCTGATACTACCGTTAAAGGTGCGTTGACAAATGTCAACAGATCCGAGGTAAACGATCTGATCGAATCCCAGGATAAGAGACTGACAATATCAGCAGGGGATTTGACCTTTGTACCGACCACAAAAGACAGGGTTGTTATAAGCAATGTTGAATTTAAAATTATTCAAGTTGTGACGAATGAGCAGAATAATACGGCAATAAGTTTTGATCTTATCTTGAGGTAATTATGGCTAGAGAAATAAATATAACTGACATCGGTGATCATTTTGGTGAGAAGGTTCAAAAGACTGTGCGTAAAGCAACTTTCAAAGCAGAAAAAGACATAAAAGAATTTACACCAGTAGATACTGGTAATTTAAGAAGTTCATTCCAAAGCGAAGTCAAACCTTATATTGGAATTGTTTTTACCAATGTAGAATATGCAGAACCTGTTGCGTATGGAACTAGCCTCCCTCCAAGTTGGGGTGGTCAATATAGAACTCGTCAAAATACTATAAAAGGTTATCCAGAACTAATTGCAAAGCAACTGGAACAATTTATTAGAGATGAATTTAGGAGGTCATAATGGCAGCAGTTGATTTAAACACTGTAAGATCAACGATTGAAGGAAGGCTTGCGACAGAACTTGCATCAAGTCCAGCTATTCCTGTTGTATTTAACAACATGGCATTTGATTCCACTACAGAAGATACCTTTGTTCAATGTCAGACAAGCTTTGGTTCTGGAAGTTATTTGACCATGGGTGGATCTGCAAACTCTACAAATAGTGTTGTTGGTTTACTTTTAATTAATATATTTACAGAAGAAGGAATTGGGCCTGGAACAAACCTCACGATTGGCAAAAGGTTGCGTGACCTTTACAATAATATTACAGTTTCAAATGTTATTTTTGATTCACCAATTGGGCCTGAGATATTAACCTTAAGTCCTGAAGGTAAGTTTCAAACACAATTAAGAATCACATTTGAAATATTTGAGGATCTTTAATCATGCCAAAACTTGTTATTACAGAAGAAATGCTTGATGCTATCGAAGCTGTCAAAGGTGTAAGAGATTCAAGAATGTGGGATCCTAATTGTAAAAGATATATGGAGAATCAAGAAAATTCAAAAAAAGATGTAAAAAAGACTGAAAAGGGTTAATATATTTATAAATCTTTCTTTTTTTTGTTATGGCTGCTGTAAAAGGTGATGTCGGTAAAATAATGTTCCATAACGCTGCTGGAACAGAAGCTGATATATCAGGTCTTAGAAATTGGTCTTTATCAATTACTAAAGATACCCAAGAAACCACAGTTCAAGGTGACACCTCAAAAACTTTTGTTGGTGGCCTTATCTCTGGTGAAGGTTCAGCAACTCTCATTTATGATAATGCTGGTAACTCTGATTACCTGGCATTTGTTGAAGATGTATTAACTACAGGTGATGCGGCTGACGCATTGTTTGAATTGTTCCCAGATAGTTCAGCAAGTGCTAAAAAGTTTGGTTTTTCTGGAATAATTACAGGGGCTGAATATGGAGCAACACTTGGTGAAATTCAAGAAATAAATATTACCTTCCAAACTTCAGGTGCAATTACTTCAGACATATAGTAAATTTTAAATAACTAACCCCACATAAATATGGCAACAAAAAGAACCGTTGATTTAATCACTGAGGCTTTCAGTGATGTGATGACTGCAAGAAGAAAGTATGAACTAAAAAAGCCAAATGGTGATTTGTTAAAAGAAATATATTTTCCACCTTTAACTAGATTTGATAGAAAAAAAGCTCAAGTTGCTGCTGGAACAGATGATGCTTTGACAATATCTACAAAACTTCTTTGTCAACTTGCAGAAAATGAAGATGGCTCAAAAGCATTTCACTCTGCTGATGCGGAAAATCTACAGAGATTTCTACCTGAAACAGTTTTGAATGATCTTGAATTATTTATGATGGATATTCAGGTTGACTTAAATACAGCAAAAAACGAATCAGGCGAGATAACTGGCTAAACTTTGAGTTTTTTCTCGCAACAGAGTTAGGTAAAACTTTAATTGAATTACGAAAAAGTATTACAGAGGAGGAGCTTATACATTGGGCTGCATACTATGAAGTTAAGAATGAAAGGGAAAGACAGGAAATGCAGCGACAAAAGTCCAAATAAAGGTAATATATAATTAAGATTATTTGTATTTGTGGCACAATCAACAGTCAGATTAATAGTTGATGCTCAAAATGCAATCAGACCTTTGCAACGTGTAAATGAACAGACAAAAGCTTTAAGTAGTAGTACAGATAAATTAAAAGGTAGATTAGATAGAAGTAATAGATCACTTAGAAACACAGGTAGAGCAGCTAAAAGTGCAAGTGCTGGTGTTTCAACTTTAACAAAAGCTTTTGCACCATTACTTGCCGCAGTGTCAGTTCTGGGAGCAGCAAGATTTGTATTTGTTAAAACAGCCGAGTTAGAAACGCAAAGAGCAAGTCTTAAACAATTAACAGGATCACTTGAGGAAACCAATAAAATTATTGCTGAATTACAAGAATTTGGTGCTGTTACACCTTTCACAAGTAGTGAACTAATAGAGCAAACCAAACGACTTAAAGCATTTGGATTTCAAACTGAAGAGCTTGTTGACACCACAAAAAGACTTTCAGATGTAGCTGGTGCTACTGGTGCTGACCTAACAGGTATTGCCACAGCCTTCGGTCAGATAAGAGCAAAAGGAAAATTACAACAAGAAGAGAATCTTCAACTATTAGAAAGAGGAGTTGATATAACAACTGAATTGAAAAATATCACAGGTTTACAAGGTGATGCTTTTGAATCTGCAATGCGAAAAGGCAAAATCGGTGCTGATCTTGTAAATCAAGCGTTAATAAATTTAACAAGTCAAGGAGGTATTTTTGCTGGTGGTGCAACAGCACAAGCAGACACTTTGAACGGAAAATTATCAACTTTACAAGATACGATTGACACACTTGCAAGAACGATTGGAACAGAATTAGAAGAAGAAATAAAGGATGTTTTGGACTTTAGTATTGCAGCCGTCAAACAAATTAATCAGTTAATAAAAAATTTTGGCTTGTTAAAAAAAGCTATTGACGTCATAAACCCATTTGAACAAATAAAGAGTCTAAAAAAACAATTAGAGGGACAAAAAAATATTAACAAAACTGTAGAAGATGCAAAAAAACCGACAGAAGAAATTAAAAAAAATACAGAAAGCACAACACTTGCTTTTGAAACTGCTTTTACTAACGCAAATTTATTTAATGCTTCTTTAGGTCAAACTGATATTTTTATGGATTCAATTAACGATAAAACAGATTCTTTTTCAATATCTTTAATAAATGCAACTTCAGAGGCAGATCAACTTAAACAAAAATTTATGGAGATAGGTCAAGGAATTGAGGATGGTATTGTTTCTGGACTCACTGATGCTGTTATGGGAACAAAAACACTTGCACAGGCGGCTATAGGTGTATTAAATGATCTAAAACGCAAACTTGTTGAGGTAGCAATTCAACGTGCTGTTTCTGGTATTGGTAATTTCTTTGGTACTGCTTTAGGTAGTGCATTTGGTGGCGGCGGAGGTCTTTCTAGCATACCTTTTATGCCGAGCTTAGGCGGTGCTGGTTTTGCAAAAGGTGGTAAACCACCTGTAGGTAAAATTTCTGTAGTAGGAGAAAGAGGTCCCGAATTGTTTGTTCCTCGGTCTGCTGGTACTATTATTCCAAATAGTAAAATTGGTGGTGGTGGGACAACTAATATAGTGACTGTTAATGTAGATGCAAGTGCTACATCTGCGGCTGGTAATCAACCAGATGCTAATGCTTTAGGCGCACTTATAGGTGGTGTTGTGCAACAAAAACTAATTGAAGAACAAAGGGCTGGAGGTTTATTAAATAGATAATGGCTACTTTTCCGTCAATCACTCCCACTTATGGGATGAGAAAAACAAGTTCACCAAAAGTAAGAGTTACACAACTTGGTGATGGTTATGAATTTAGGGCGTTATATGGCCTTCCTTTATCTCAAGACCCAAAAGTATATGATCTTACTTTTAACGTGTCTGAGACTGAATCAGATGTTATTGAGGGATTTTTAAGAAGCAGGGTTGCAGATCAGGCAAGTTTTACTTTTACCCCACCAGCAGAGGGCTTTACAAAAACAGGTACATATTCCCAAGTAAGTAGTACAACTGTGACTATTTCTATTACTTCGCATGGGGTTGCAATAGGTGATGTTTTAACAATTGACTATACAAGTGGTTCTGCAACTGATGGTGATTTTGTTGTTGCCTCTGTGACAAGTGATGATGCTTTTACAGTTACAGCCGCATCCTCTGGTTCTAACAGTGGCAATGTATCAATAACACTTTCTGGTGCTGGCAAATATGTCTGTGATTCTTGGACAAAAACAATTCCATATAATAATAGAGCAATCATAAATTGTACTTTTAGGGAGGTTTTTGAACCATAAATGTCAACACCTACTTCAGAACTACAAGAATTAACTAATAAATCTATTATTGAGTTGTTTTCTGTTGAGCTTAAAGCTGATGTTCATTATACAAAAGTTGCAAAAACAGACAATGCCTATACGCAGTCAGATGGAAGTGGTGGTGCTGGGACACAAATTGAAATTACACTTAACTCTCATGGATTTTCAACTGGTCTTATTTTAAGTCTTGACTTTACCTCTGGAAATGGAATTGATGGGATTTATACTATACAGAGTGTCACTACAAATACTTTTACAGTTACGGCTACAAGTTCACAGTCAACAAGCGGTAATGTATCTTTCAATGTAAATTCAACATTAACAGACCCTACTGTTTATTTATTTCATAGTGGTAATAATATGAAAGATAGTCTTGATATTGTATGGCAATCAAATACATACACAAGGATGCCTTGTACAGCAGAGGGTTTCAAATATTCTGGAAAAGGAACATTGCCAAGACCTACATTAACTTTTTCAAATTTATTAGGTACTGTGACCGCAATTTTACAACTTGTTAATCAAACAACACCCTTTATTGATTTACAGGGTGCAAAAGTAACACGCAGACGTACATTAAGCAGATTTCTTGATGCTGTTAACTTTCCTTCAAATGTAAATCCTTATGGCACACCTGATCCAGCATCTGAACTGCCAAAAGAAATTTATTTTATTGATAGAAAAGCTACAGAAACTAGAAATATTGTGTCATTTGAAATGGTTACAAGTTTTGATTTGCATGGTGTAGGCGCACCAAAAAAATTAGTTACAAGGGATGACTTTGCAGGTGTTGGAACTTTTGTTAATTTTTAGCTATGGACTGGAAGCAATCTTTCAAAGAATATGCAAAAGAACAAGCACCAAATGAGGCTTGTGGTTTGCTTGCTGTTATAGAAGGAAAAGAAACTTTTTGGCCTTGTAAAAATTTAGCTGAAGGAAAATTTGACTTTTTTATGCTTGACCCTGATGACTGGGCAGAGTGTGAAGATAATGGAGAAGTTATTGGTGTAATTCATAGTCATCCTGTCGGATCAGCAACACCTTCAGATACTGATAAAGCTGCTTGTGAACATTTGGGATTTCCATATTACATTTATAGTATTTCTTTAGATCATTGGGAAATGATAGAACCAAAAGATTGGAAAGCACCTTCACTTATTGGTCGTAGGTTTATTTGGGGTAAATATGATTGCTGGTCTATAGTTACAGATTGGTTTAAAGAGACAAAAAATATAGATATTCCTTATTGGAAAAGACCAAAAACAATAAAAGATTTTTTGGCAAACCCAGAATTTGAATTTGCTTTACCTAAATTAAATTTTGTAAAACAAGATAGGCATGATGATCTACAAGTTGGTGATGTTTTGTTATTTGAAGGTAGAAAAAATATTTTAAATCATGTAGCCGTATATATTGGAGATATGACTATCTTGAATCATAGTAGACGTGCATTAAGTTGTAGAGAATTTTATGGTTTAAAATACCAAAAAGCACTGAGGGGAGTTTATAGATATGCAGCTTAGAAAAATAAAAGTCTATGGCAAGTTAAGAAAATTTTTAGGACAGTCAACTTTTGAAGCTGCTGTAAATTCACCACAACAAGCATTTAATTTTTTAAGTGCTAATTTTGAGGGTATTGAAAAACACATGAATAATCAAGTTTATAAAGTTAAAGTAGGTGGTCGTGTTGTAAGCCAAGAATTTTTAAATATGAAAGGTCAAGGCGAAATTCAAATTATACCTGTAGCTATTGGAGCAGAATTTGTAGCTAATTTTGTTGAAGATGCGATTGGTTTTGCTGGTGATGTTGTTAATTTTGTTTTTGATAATGCTTTAACTCTAGGTGCTGCTGCCCTTACAGGTGGATGGAGTTATGTTGCGACAGTTGCTGCACTTACTGTTGCATCTGATCTTTTATCACCTGACCAGCCAGTACAGAATGCCTCTGCTGTTGGTGATATAGACCCAGGCATCAGAGGATCATATAGTTTTAGCGGCATCCAAAACGTCAGTTCGAGTGGTATTCCAATTCCTATAATATATGGGCGTGTTTTCTCTGGATCAATTATTATAAGTGCAGGGACTGATACTACACAAATAATAGGAATGTTATCGAGTACATTAACTTACACGCAATCAGGAAATTTAATTACTGTTACGGCTAATGGTCATAATTTCAAAAATGGAGAAAATATAAATGTTAATTTTACCTCTGGCCCTCTTAATGGTTCAAATGTTGACAATGCAACTTTTGGTGTTCAAAATGTCACTACGAATACTTTTAAAATGAGTACCGGTGTATGGAACAGTCAAACATATTCAAATTCTGGAAATGAATTAGAAGTCACAGCAAGGAATTTACCATAAATAATTATGCCTAGATTAGTTGACGATCAATTATTTGGAACTGATGCAAAGGTTGTTGACGCCGATTTAGTTGATAATGCCTTAAGAAGTAAACAGTTTGCAACAGTTGTAGATTTACTTGGATATGGAGAAATAGAAGGATTTAGAAAACCAACAAATTCAAACCCAAGTTCAACCGATTCTCTTGATGTTAGGAAAGATATATTTTTAGATGGAACACCTATAGTAAACGCTAATGGTGACAAAAATTTTGAAGAAGTTGAAGTATTTTTTAAAAGTGGCACAAAGGATCAAACACCAATACAAGAAATAAATGCGATAGAAAATACAATACCAGTAGGTGTTGAAGTTACAAAAGATGTACCAATAACAAGAACTATATCAAATACCTCCGTTGATAAAGTAAGAGTTACCCTTCAAATTCCACTTTTACAAAAAGTGAAAGATGGTGAGATTGTAGGTACAAGTATTCAAGTTTCTATAAGAATCACAGAAAATGATGGAACAGTATCAAATCCAGTGGTAAAAGATAAAATTGCTGGAAGAGTTATAAATCCATTTTTAAAAGATTATGAAATAATATTTGAAAGAGACATGAGTTTTCCTGTTACTTTAACTGTTATAAGAGACAGTAAGGAAAAGCAACAGTTTTCAAGAAAAGTAAATTGGTTATCTTATACAGAAATTATTACAGACACAAAGGCATATCAAGGATTTGCTTATGCTGCTTTAAGATTTAATGCACAACAATTTCAAAACTATCCAAAGCGAATGTATCGCCTTAAGGGAACAAAAATTAAAGTGCCACACGATACAACAATAGATTTAGATAATGGAAGAGTTGTTTATCCAGATGGTTATACATTTAATGGAACATTCAAAACTGATAAAGAATGGTGTTCAGACCCAGCTTGGGTTTTATATGATTTGTTAACTACAGAGAAAGGCTTTGGCGGTTCAGGTGGCATTATTGATGAGGACACTTTAGATGTATTTAGCTTTTATTCTGCTAGTGCATACAACAGTGAACTAATAACTGATCCCATAACAGAAACAACAGAGCCAAGATTTAGTTGTAATATTATTATTCAAAAAAAACAAGATGCTTTTACCATAATTAATGATTTATGCTCTGTAATGAGAGCAACACCATTTTATAGCGTTGGATCACTTAAAATATCTCAAGACAGACCAAATAACACTTCAACAAATACATCTGATCCACAATACATATTCACTAATGCAAACGTTTCCTCTGAAGGTTTTATATATAGCAGTATTGGATCAAAAGGAAGATTTACAGAGGTAGAGGTTTCTTATTTTGATAATGATACACAGAGTTTAAATTTTGAGTATGTAAGTGCTGATGAAATTACAGCTTTATCTGGTTATATAACCAAGTTTGGAAGGATAAGAAAAACTCTTAAATCTTTTGCTTGTACATCAAGAGGTCAAGCAAATCGTCTTGCTAGATGGTTTTTATACACAAACTTAAAAGAAACTGAATTAGTGTCTTTCAAAATAACTCTTGAAGCTGGTGTGATTGTAAGACCTTCTACAATTATCGCAATTGCTGATTCTTTAAGGGCTGGCGTGCGTAGGGGTGGAAGAATAAAATCTGTTACCAACACAACTACTATTGTTGTTGATGATGCAAATAATACTGATCTTACAGCAGAAAATTCAGCAACTTTATCTGTCATTATGCCCGACGGCTCAACAGAAAGCCGTAGTATTAGTTCAATATCTGGCACTACAATTACTGTTTCTTCAGCATTTTCTACAACTCCAAATGTAAACTCAATTTATGCAATAGAAAACACAACAGTCGAATTTCAAACATATAGAGTTTTGGGGATAGAAGAGGTTAACCATTGTGAATATAATATTTCAGCAATAATCCATGACACAAACAAATATTCTGAAGTTGAAGATACTGATGTTGCAGCAAATCCAAGATCAATAACAACTTTAATTGATGAAAAACCAGCACCAAGTAATTTAGCTGTAACAGAGGAAATCGTTGCTAGAAATAATAGGGCAGTTTCAAAATTATTAGTTACATGGCAACCAGTACAAGGTGTTAAAGAATATATCCTTGAATCTCGTTTCGATGAAGATAATCCAGAAAGATTTAGGGTAGCAAGACCAAGTTTTGAAATATTTGAATCAAGATTAGGCACTTATGAGTTTGCTCTTAAGTCAGTTAACTCTTTAGGAAAAATAAGTAGAGACGTAACAAAAGTATCATTCACTGCAGTTGGAAAAACAGCACTACCAACAGACCCATCAGGTTTAACTGTTGAGCCTGTATCAGATCAATTTGTTAGGTTACGTTTTAATGCAGCAACAGATGTAGATGTAATTCATGGAGGCACTCATGAGATCAGGCATTCAACAGATACAAGTGCCTCTGCTAATTTTGCAAATGCTTTAGAAATCGAAATTGTGGCTGGTAATGTAACAGAAGCATTAGTCCCAGCTTTGACAGGGACATATTTTATTAAAGCAGTTGATGATGGTGGTAGAAGGTCAGCAAATGCAGCGAAAATAGTTATTACAAAACCTGATCCACAACCAAATCAAATAATAGTCACACAAAGAGAAGATCAAACTTCACCTGTATTTAATGGCACAAGGGTAAGGACTGTATTTAGTGATGTATTTAATGGATTGGTTTTAGATGGTACACAATTTTTTGATAATGTAGCAGATGTTGAGGCTCTTGCAAGTTTTGATTTTTTAGGTTCTGGTATTGCTTCGCAAGGTTTTTACACTTTTGCTGATGATCTTGATTTAGGTGCAGCTTTTGATTTGTCGTTAGAACGTCATTTCAAAACGGCAGCTATTGTTGTTTCTGATTTATGGGATTCAAGAGTTCAATTAGTTAACAGCATGCCAGACTGGGATGGAACTTTAGCTGAAGATGTTGGTGCAAAATTACAAGTTGCTACTTGTCAGGGTGTTAATACTGCATCTTTATCTTCAACATATTCTCAAACTCAGGATCTCATAACAATAACAAGATCCTCTCATGGATATGCAGTAAATGATAATGCACTTGTTGATTTTACAAGTGGAACTGCATCAGACGGATTTTTAAAAGTTACCTCTATAACCAATGCAAATGTTTTTGTTGCTGAAGCAAAAAGACAACTTGCTGAGTATGAAATTATAAATGAAGATACTGGCGAGATAAGAATTTTTAGTTCTGGCGATCATTTTGGCCTTGTTGCAAATGACACTGTAAAACTTGTATTTTTATCTGGTGATGCAACAAGTGGAGATTTTGTTGTAGGTGCAGTTCAATCTGCTGGGGTTATTTCTATAACAACATCTGACAATGATGAGGTTACCTCTGGTAGTGTTGAGCTAATAAAGATTAAAGATAGTTCTGGAAATAATGTCACTACAAGCGGTAATTGTAATATATCAAGCGCATTTAGTCCTTTTAATGAATTTGCAAATGGTGAGTATAGAGCAAGAGGTTTTAGATTTAGGGCAGAATTGTTTTCTAATGATCCTGATGAAAATATAGAAATTGATGAATTAGGCTATACAGCAAGTATGAAACGTAGAACAGAAACTGTAAACACTGCTATAGCAAGTGCTTGTGCTACTAATGGTGCAGCAAAAACAGTTACTTTTGGAAATGCTTTTTATACAGGCACTACAGCTATAAATTCATCAACAACAGCATTTTTACCAACTATTGGAATAACTTTAGAAGGTGCTGTTTCTGGTGATTATTTTAAAATTACCTCTGTAACAGGAAGTCAATTTGTTATAGAAACAAGAGATTCAAGTAATAATTTTAAAGATTTAAGTTTTAAATATACAGCAGTTGGTTTTGGTAAAGGCTCTTAGTGTAATTGTTTTAGAAATTAGTGTATCCTATAATTAAATAAATACTGATGGGCAAATGAGTCAAAACGATTTTGTAATAGATAATGGTACAGGTCTTGCTGTCCGTCAAGATATAGAATCTGCCTTCCAAGCACTTGCTGGTAATAACTCAGGTAATTCAACCCCTACTACAACATATCATTATCAATGGTGGGCTGATACCTCTGCCAATGTAATGAAAATAAGAAACTCAAATAATACAGATTGGATAGAACTGTTTCAACTTGACGGTACTTTTACTCTTGAAGATGGATCTGCAAGCACACCAGGGCTTGCTTTTAGAGATGATTTAAATACAGGTATTTTTAGTTCTGCTGCTGATACTTTTAATGTGGCAACTGGTGGTGTTGAAAGAATGGAGCTAGGAGCTACAACAGTATTTAATGAAGATGGTGCAGATGTAGATTTTAGGATTGAAGGCGATACAGATGCTAATTTATTCACACTTAATGCTGGTAATGAAGCGGTTGGAATTGGATTTGATCCAACTAGAAAATTCGAAGTAAAAGATAATTCTGGTGGTAATAGAGTTGTTAATATCAGGTCAAGTGGAACCTCTGGAGCTTTTCTTGCATTTTTAGATGCAAATACTACAGATGATTCAAAATGTAGATTAGGGAGTGCTGGTGGTAATAATCTAATATTAAAAGGTGATACAGTTCAATTCGGTACTGGAGGTGGGACTGAATTTGGTAGGTTTGATTCGTCTGGAAGGTTTCTTATAGGAACTACTAGTACTGTTATCGGTTCAGCAAGTGAATTTAATGAGATTGTTTTAAGTGGTAAAACTAGAGGTGCGGGGATAACTTTACAAGATGTTGATGCAAATACAAGATTTCAAATACGCACAGATGATAATGGTGATGGAACTTTACTAAATGCTTCAACAAACCACCCCATAGCCATTCGAACAAATAATACAGAACGTATGCGTATAGATTCGTCTGGGAGTGTTTTGTTTGGTACCACATCTGATGTTAGTACTTCTGGAGGTTCTCAATTCAAATCTGTTTCAAATAATCGTATGCAATTAGTTGTGGGAACAAACACCAGCGGTTCAAATACGGTGGCAGCATTCAATAATTCAAATGGAACAGTAGGTCAAATTAACACCAGCGGTACAAGCACAGCATATAATACCAGTGCATCTGATAGAACACTTAAAAAGAATTTTGAAAGCTGGACTGAAAATACATTAGATTTGTTTAAAAATATAAACCCTCAAAAATTTAATTTTATAGTAGAAGATGATGGGGCAGAAAAATCAAAAGGTTTTGTTGCGCAAGATATGGTAAGTAGTTTTCCAGAGGCATATACAAAAGAAGAGGGAGAAAATGCAAAGTATTATTTTAACCCTTCTGGAATGGTTGTATATTTAATGAAAGCAATACAGGAGTTGGAAGCGGAAGTTGCATCATTAAAGGCAGCCTAGTAATATTGGTAGACTAATAAAAAATTTATGGCAACTCCACAAGAAATTTATGATGAAACAAAAACTCGTCTTGATTTAAATATTGCAAAATTACAAGTTTTACAAAGAGAAATACAAGAAAAGCAAGCAGAGGCACAAAAACTAACCCAACCAATTATTGAGGATCAAGGTGCATTAAAACAATTAGAAAAACTAAGTGATGTTGTACCGACTGTAGAATCAAAGTAAAATAAAATAAAAAATTATTATTATGGCTGTAACTTGGAATGTTGTTTCTTTAGATGCAACAAAAACTGTAGGTTCTTTATCTGATGTCGTTACTACTGTTCACTGGACTGCTAGTGATTCTGAAACTGTTGGTAGTGGCGATTCTGCTGTTGAACACAATGGTCATAGATATGGTACTGTAGGGCTTGCTGCTGCTGACACTGGATCTTTTACTGCCTATAAAGATATAACAAAAGATAGTGCTATTGCATGGGCAAAAGCTGCACTAGGATCTGATGAAGTTACAGCTATTGAAACAAATATTGCTGCACAGATAACAGAATCTAAAACACCAAGTACTACTTCTGGTGTACCATGGTCTTAGTCACATAAGACATAATCAGGTACATTGGAGCGATTGTTGGAATAACTAGCAGCATTGATATAATTAATGTATGACTGATCGCACGGAGGATCGCTTCTTTTACCATGTTTCAAAAAGTTTGTAATTATCTTTCTATTTTATCCACTGTCTTAGTTCTGGGAATACTGGGCGGTGGTTTTTTTACATTTAAGTATGTCCAATCTCCTCAGTTTCAGAACAAGATTATGAATTTGATATTATCTGATGTGCAAAAACTTATGCCAAAGATGTTAGATAATAACCTCCAGGAAATAACAGGGCCATCACTACCAATCCCATCAAAAAAAATTGGTTTATGAATTGTTGGTATTGCAAAGGAGAGTTAGAGTTTGAAAAAGAAACCGATATTGACCAAGATTTTGAACCTATTTTATTTGCAGAATTTTCAGTAAAAACTAATCTATCTTGCCCAAAATGTTTTTCATCAGTGCAAGCTTTTAAAAGAAGAGATGCCTATGACTGAAATAATAGAAATAATAATTCCAAAGATACCACAGATAAATATAAACACTTACATTTCTACTCCTTTACCTGTTTTAAATGTACCTTTACCAAATATAGATCTTCCTGGGTGCGTTAAGACCCATAGAGATGCTTCAGTAAAAAATACACAGATAATAGAAGATGATGTAAATGGTGCGTTTTATAGTTGCCCTCAAGGAAAAATCCCCTCTTTTGTACCGATAAACTATGACAGAAGGAGAATACAGATTGTAGAGCAAAAACAAGAAAGCCCTCCAAGAAGACCTGATATCCCACAAGCAAAACAGTCTGAAATACCTGATATTCCAAAAAAAAAAGAAACGATAAAACTAGAACCTTGTCCAGGAAAAAATAATCAAAGGGTTGGGGATTTTCGTAACGAAAAACGTTTAGAACGTGTCATCGGCCATGAAAGAGGGGATGATGGGATAGAGTGCATAACGATCTATGAGGATGTTCCCTTTACGAGTCAATACATTCCAGAAGTTTCTACTGTTGTATCTACTGCTATTATTGGCTTGGTCGCTGCCAGTTCTCCACTTTTACTTAATATCATCAAACCATTAGTTAAGAATATCGTAAAGAAACTGACAAAGAAGAAAGATAAGGTAGAATAATATATAAGCAAAGGAAGTTGTATGTAACTTTTTTAAGCTCTGCCGATACATAGAGCCTTTGCTTCTTTAGACAAGTCTTACCACAGCCCGTGGCTTGTCTTAATCTTTTATGATAGCTAATATTAAAATGGTGGTCTAAGTAGATAGGTTTTGATTGTTTCCTATCTACCTTTCTTTTAATATTTTGTGGGTGTGAGGTAATACCTGATTAGCCTTTGGCACTAAATAAACATCCTTACAAATATTAAAAAATGGACTATCAGTGGTTAACATAATACCCTCCTGTTTTAATTTGCCACATTCCCGAATCCTTGCGATTTGCCAGTCTAATCGTTTATTCTCTAATACTTGTTTTTGTATATTTATCTGAGTATCAGCAGCAGATTTACATTGATTCTGTAAGCCACGATCTAATGGAATACTAAAAGATGCTGAGACTCCAAAATTCAAAGCATAACTATCTTTATTTGTTCCAGAATAATTTCTTTGATAATAAAGAATATTCCCTGGGTTATCTGGTACACCATCTCCTATTGGGTTTCCATCATCATCAAAATCACCTTTTAAATCTGTTGGGTCATACACTGGCGTCTCATAAAAGTCTCTAAATGGTTTTTGATAATTTACTCCAAAAGTACTAAAAGGGCTTATTGTGAGGGTCGGCCCCTGACAAACAACATTTCCTCCGTACTGATTAGTTGTCATATTACCCGTCAAACTTTGAATCGCCATATTCGTGACGCTTCCGTTGTTTGATTGTGAAACAGCATTAGCGAACACTTGTGTAGGTGATAGCAGAATTATTGAGAGAACACTGAGGTACTTGTGACTACGCTTTGCGACTCTATATTTCTTTGGATCGTTGTTACGTTTGATATTCCACCTGGGCCACGATAAGTTTCCGTAAATTGAAATGCGTTTCCAGAATTTGGATTTGTTAGATTGAATACTGGTTTGCTTTCTGTTGATAAGTCTAAACCTGTCCATGTATAGCTTTGTCCACCTACTGTCCCGTTAACATCCGTTGTATCTGGAGCGACTGATCCATCGGTTGTGACACCCAATCCAGTAACAGTATATTCATAAGAATTACCATGATAATCTGTAGAAGTGATAGTCTCATTTATAGATGTAGTTGTATTCGTAGTGCTGGACATCGTACCAGTTGTAAAATTCGGCACCACGGGTTGGGATTTAACAGGTACAACATATAGCAAAAGCAACAATAAGAGTTTTTTCATAAATCATCTTATAGTTAGCTCCGTGACAAACTGTCCTGTAACAGTAGAACCTGCATCACCCTCATGTAATCCTGTGATCCCATGACCTGATGTAATAGAACCTGCAAAACCATCTCCACTTCCAGCTACAGTTGAAATTACACTACCAAAGTTAGGAACTGTTCCAGCTGTAATATTGCTATTGCTATCAGGAATCGTGTCTGCTGCTGTAAATGATTCTGTTAATGACCAAGTGCTTGCACAGTTAGCAGGTGTTTCTCCACAACCATTTATAGAATAATCTCCAGCGTTTAGAGTAACTGCATTGTTGCTTACAGTTAGTCCTCCAATCTGATCGTTTGAATCACTTGTTCCTATATTGCTGCCCGAAGCACTATAAGAAGCACCAATCCGTGTGGCTTGTGTCATGGCCGCGTCAACTTTTACGCTTACGCTTGATGTAAATTTTGAAGTTATGTCAGCGTGAACTGGTGCTGATACTAAAAATAGGAATAGAAATAGCTTTTTCATTTCTTTGTAGGGGGTGGATCAATAATCTCTGCTCCTATTATTTTAATAGGGGTTTCTACTCTTATAGTCTGCACCGAACCGTTATTATTTGCAAGTTTCTTAGTCTCCTCCTGAGTTTCTTTGCGTTTTTTAGATCCCTCAAGGCCAAATGTCGCTAATGCACCCGTAAGCAAACTCGCTGGAAATGTTATGTCTTTGGGTTCTGTACTATATCCAGGGATCGTTATGTAGTTAAGAGAAACAATAAAACCAGACCAAACTACAACACCCAATCTTACAAAAAGACTGATTATCGCCAATTGTTCTTCTTTATCGTCAATGCTTTCTTTTATCTTTTGCAATGGATTTTTCTTTTTTTCTTCAACCATAACTATTAAAATTAGCCATAATACTTTAATTATAGCCAAATCATGCCAGAGGTACACGCAGCACTGATTGGGGCAGCAGCCACCGCCTTCCTCATGGTTTTATCTAATATAAGCAACAGAAGAGAAAGAGATATCAGAGAAATTTTTAACAGAATCAATCAACTGGAGAAAGCCGTAAGTCGTATTGAGGGGCAGAATCGCTAATCTTTGGTATGTTTGGGAAAGAACACAAACATTTATGTCTAAATTTTTAATCAACCTGTTTATCAAGTTCGGCAAGTCGGAAAGTCTACGCAAAGCCTGTTTATCGCTCTTAAAAGACTTGGCAGCCAAATCAGATAATGACGTAGACGATGCCATCGTCAAGATGATTGAAGAAAAACTCTTCCCAGTAAAATGAAAAAGAGAAAATTTCTTAACATCGAGATAGAAGATGCTCCATTGGAGCTGGAGCTATCGGTGGAACAAAGATGTCGTGACATCTTGGCCTCTGATGATATTTACAGCGTCAAACGGTATTGCACTCATCTGGTAAGGCATCAGATGAAACAGGATGTATTTCTTGCATCTTTACTTGGTCGTCTTGTAGAACTTGAGGCTGCTTTGGCAACTCATCAAGTAAGAAAAGATAAAAAAGGTTTTATCAAGAAGATGAAACGATTTCTTCGTATTCCTTAAGTTCTTCTTTTGTAAAATCTTTTACATATAGTTTTGATAACTTATCAATCTCAACATTATATTTAAGGATTGCTGTCCTTATATGTTCTGTAACCCAGCTACCGTTATTAGCAACAACTTCTGCTTTATTTCTAGAGTTTATATTTATTCTGTGTTCTGTTCCTCTTAGTTGTATATCAAGTAAATTTTTTTGTAGGTTTTTTATTCTTATCTCCTTTAACTTCCTAAGCTTTTTTGAATCACTCATTTTGCAACTCTTGTATCCTTTTATTTATAGCATCATATCTTACACAATATTCCTTAAGATCTAACCGTTCAAACCAAAATTTTTTCTGTAATTCTGCAAGCTGGTCGTAATAATTTTTGATCAGATCTTTATTTTTCATGTAATTCATACTTGGTAATCAATGCCTCTACAACATCTTCGGGCAGTACTTGTTTTAACAATGGATCAGACCACCCTTTAGGAGGTAACTGTATTACCTGACCAAACATATCCTCACCTTTTCGTTGCCAACAAATTTCCCATAAAATAGCCCCACCAAGCATTATTTCAGTGTTAGGGGATGCAAAGACTTTCATTTTTTGCTCCATAATTTTATGAGAAATTCTAATTCAGCAACTCTTTTTTTCGCTGCTGCGATTTTTTCGGCTGTTGTCATAAATAAAAAAGGGGACTTACATAAGGTGGTTATAGAACAAAAAATTCAGTCTTAACTATTGAGTGTTAGCTTTGGTTAAGGTGGCTTTTTGTGAAATACCTTAATGCCCCTATAGATCAGGCTGGTACTGCTTCTGAGCTTCTACTCTTCACAGGTAATGTAAAGTCATTCACTCTTACCTGAATAGATGCTCCAGCACTGCCATCTCTTTTCTCAAAAATATTCAAATTACCAGATCCTGTCACGGTAATCTGATTACCTTTATTTATATACTGCATGACAACATCTCCTCGATTACCCCATACAGTGCAATCAATTGAAACAGTCACATCCTGGATGTCTGTAAGTAATCTGAAATTTGTCACCTTAGTTCCCTGAGAAGTTTCTTTCTGTACTGGATCTGAGGCTAGGTTGCCAACGGCTGTAATGCTTAACATGATAATTTAATTAGTTAGGGTTGTTAGTTTTGTTCTGCCAGTCCTCAATATCTTCTCGGTTGTACCGAATAGTGTTATTAAGGATGACAGTCCATTTTGGGCCACTGGGGTGACCCTTGCGAGTTTTGGTTCTCCAAAGTCGCACAGTTTGAGGTTTTACACCAAGCTCTTCAGCTAATTGATCTGA